TTTTAATTTGCCCTTTGTTGTTTTTTATAGATATGTCGTAATCGTTAAATGTCATGTTTAAAATACAAATCCATCATATTTGCCATCTTTAAATCCATCTTTATTTTTGTCTTTTACCTCATCATCCCAGCAACCTTGATTTAACCAAGTGCCTGGATGTTTTTTAAAAGTATCATCTGTTATTGATTCAGAATATACTTTTGCTGCTGTAACACATTTTCTACAAATAGCTGTGCTTAATGCCATAAATTTAGCATAGCATAGCTTTCTACTTTTTTTATAATTATAATTATTCCAAAACTCCTCAAATAAAATATCTTTTTCTTTTTTATTATTATACTTAACATTTTTGTTTAGGGGGGGTTCACAATTTTGTTGAGGGGTGTTTACTAATGTTATTATCCTTTCTTCTACATTGTTTTTATTTTTAATTAGTTTAATTTTTATAAAATTATGTAAAGCAAGTTTGGATAAGTTTCTACTTATACTACTCGGGTGTCTATCAAATATTTTGCCAAAATATTTATTAGTTGCCCAGCAGCGACCTCTGTAGTTACATAGACAAGTTATTTCAGCATAAAGTAATCTTTCCATAGGATTTATTTTATCGCTGTACCTAACTTCTGCTGGTAAAATTGCATAATAATTTGGCTTATCTTTATTTGACATATTTAAGTTTTTAAAATAAGGGGAGCATTAAAACATTTAATAATATTAATATTAGTTGGCAGTCGTTGCCTACTCCCCTTATCTATGGTTATTTAAAATGGTAAATCATCTTCTGATCCTACTTCTATTGCCTGTGTTTTCTTTTTAGGCTTCCAAGTATCTACATAAGTATAATGTGTAACACCTGCATCAGAAGGCTCTTTTCTTCTTGAAACTATTAGATTTACCCAGCCATCACTTTTAAATTCATTAAGCTGTGTTATTAAATCTTCAACTTTTATACTAACTTTTAGTTGAGTTCCACCATTATCAAAAGTTTTTTCTTTGATAATCATTCCATTTACATACTGTTTGTCTTTCATTTTTTTTGATTTTTGTTATTAATTATTTTAATGTTCTCTCCTTCTACTATTCTATCTAATTGTTTTTGCAAAGAGGTTAATTGTTTTTGTATTAATGCTACATTTTTACCTCTAAAACCACCAACAAATTCTTCTTGTACCTTTGTGTACATTTCTCTATATTCTGGATAATACTTTACATTAGCATTATGATCCTTAACATACTTTAAAACACTAGCATGATGTCTGCCAACTAATTGTGCTGCTCTCATAGATGAACAGCCTACATCATCTCTTAACATATATCCTAATATGCTTCTTGGTATAGCCACTCTTCTTTCTCTTATTTTGCTTCTTAAAGCAACTCTTTTTATGCCAGACACTTGTTCTATTATTCTAGTCAAGGCTTCTTCCTGGCTGTTCAAAAATAATCGTTCTTTCATCACTTAATTTTATGCTTCTTGTTAATATTCTTTTTAATTGTTGTTGTGTAAGGTTTTCATTTATATATTCTATCGCACCTATAATTCTTTTTTTATTATTTGTGTATTTATAAAACATCTTTAATTCATTATCTAAAACTCTACATATATTAATGTTTAATTCAGCAAAACATAATTCTAAATATTTGCTTCTTAAATTTGATCTATGTATTCTTTCTCCTAAAAGACCTAAAGCATCCCACTTAAATTTATTATAATAAAAGATTGGTCTATCACTATAAAAATCTAGTGGTATTGCTTTAAAATAATCTATATAATGTTTAAGTTTTATATAATGATTTTTTTTATTTATAGGTATAACAATTTTTCTATGCCTATTCATTATACTATAAATCTGTCTAACTCTCTGTAAATTATTTAAAGACTCCTCGTTTGCACATCTGTTTAAATTGTTCTTTAGGATCAGTAGGGCAGTTGTTCTCGTAGAGTTCTTTGATAATTTTCTCTGCTTCATAAAATGTCAAATCATTAAAGTTAATATTATTATATAAATAGTTGGCTGCTGATGTTTGCAACAAACTTTCTATCAAACCAATTTGCCATAATGCACATTGGTCATCAAGAACCTCATCAATCCAATCATGATCGTTTGAAATCATCACTTTCATCTTCTCCAAATACTCCTAACTCGTAAAAACCAGCAAGTTTAAGGACAATTCTGCTCATTGCCCTCTTCTCGGCCATTGAAACAGGATAAGCATTTGTATTGTTTTGTGGGCTACACTCTCCAAAAGTTTGTATTATCTTATCTCCTTTTTTACCAAGTGCTTTAATTAAACAATGTTTATGATCATCTGATAGGTTTATTATTTCATACTGTATTTCTATGCCTTGTGTGGCTTGAATCTTGTCTATACCAGACCTAGTTATTATAGTATAAAATTTGTGTTTAAAAACATCTTCTTTAGTTAAATTATTTTCTATAAATAATCTTCTTAATAGATCTTTTCTAGTTTCTTGAGTTTTGTTATTTTCTTCCATAATTGTTTTTTTTATTTTTAGTTATTTTAATAGTTGCTTTATATAATTTATCAAACACTTTTTGTGCTCCCATGTATTCTGCTGTCATATACATATCAGAATAATATCTGGCAAAATCTTCTTCATATTCAATATGATCATATAAAAGTTTTTCTTTAATTTTTGACATATAATTTATTTAAGTTAATATTCATCTTTTCTACCATCTCGCATCATTTCATCATAATTTTCTTTTGCTAATGCTTTATATTCATAATCTTCTATCTCATCACATTCTTCGCCACACTCTCCACATACCTCATAAGTATCAGCATGTTCTTTACAATCTGCACATATATCTGTATTAGCCCACATCTTTGCATCACAACAATCGCTTTTATCTCCTTGTATTATTTCTACACCACAACAACTAGAAACCATTTCTGTATAAAAACCATCATCTATAGGATTGCTTAATTTATAAGTATCGTAATTCATATTAAAAAGTTATAGTTACTGTTTTAGTTTCATAATCTATCTCTACATCTTGTGGTGTTATAGATGTAGTTAAATTTAGATCATCTGTAATGTTTTCTATTTTCCAGCCCTTATCATCAAATGTAAACTCTATCTGTTTGTCATTATTATCATAATCAGTTATAGTTACATCTCCATATATTGCTGTAGCAAAAACTCCAATGCTTTTTACTCCCCACTCACGCATTTCAGTATAAAATTGCCACTCTATTGTCATTGCAGCATATATATCATGATTATAATCTATACTTTTATTATAAATTGTAACATGATGTCCAGATAATTTTGTTGTAAATTCCATATTAAATAGTTTTGATTAGACTACAATGTAACGCACTTTAAAATTAATATCCAAATTTTTATGTAACAAATTTCCAAACTTTTTTAATTTATATGATTTATATTGCCTTATGAATTGGTATAGTATAAAGAACATTGCTGAAGCCAAACAGGCAGAGGTAATGATATATGATGAAATTGGTTTGTATGGAGTTGATGCCAAGTCTTTTATTGAAGAGATAAAAACCATACCTAATGACACACCTGTTCTTTTAAGAATTAACTCTCCAGGAGGTTCTGTAATTGATGGTTTAGCTATTTATGATGCTATAAATAGATTGCCACAAAAAGTTACAGCTCGTATTGAAGGTATTGCTGCATCTATGGCTAGTGTAATTGCACTTGCTGCTGATGAGGTTATAATGAGTGAAAACTCATTATTTATGATACACAATGTATGGGGAGGAGAGGTTGGAGAATCTGGTGATTTACGCAAAGCTGCTGATCTTATGGATAAAATGGGGGAAAGGCTTGTTTCTATATATGTGTCAAAGACAGGCAAATCAGAGGAGGTTATTCGTAATTGGATGAATAAAGAAACCTGGTTTAATAGTCAAGAAGCTGTTGATGCTGGTTTTGTAAATGCAGTTGAAGAACCAATAAAAATGGCTGCTAAATTTGACATCAATAAGTACGATTACAAGAATAAAAAACTTGTAAATAATTTATTTAATAACAATAATAAAAAAGAAAATCAAATGGAAAAAGAATTTGAAAACTTAAAATCTTTTATTTCTGAACTTTTTAATAAGAAAGATGAGGTAAAAGAAGTAAAAATCTTGGACAATGATGAGGTTGTTGAAAAAATGAGTGCTTTAGAAGAGTCTATTGAAGAATCTAATAAAGCTATCGTTGAATTAAATGGCAAGATTGTTGAAAAAGATGGATACATTGCTACACTAGAAGATGAAATTTCTTCTTTTAAAGTAGCTAAAATGGAGGGTACTCCTAGTGATGTAGTTCCAGCAAAAGATCCTAATCCAACTCCAGAAGCTAAATCTGAAGATGTATGGTCATTATTTGCAAACGAAATCGCAAGTAACAAGAATATTTATTTTAAATCTAAAAATTAATAAAAATGGCAAATGTAATTAACACATCATTAACATGGAGTCAAGAAGATGCTAGAAAGTATTTCCTAGAACCATTGTTTTTTGAAAATGACCATCTAAAAGGGATGGATGTAATCACAGATGTATCTGGAGGATCTATTAAATTAGACAGATACTCTTCAATCAAAGACATCACTAAAAGCATGAACGAAGCATGTTTTTCTGCTGATGGAACTAGATCAACTAACTCTAACATCACATTATCTTTATGTAGATTAGAGGTAGAACACGCACAACAAGCTCACGCATTATTTTCTCACATTAAGTCTCAATTACTTAAAAAAGGAATAAGCAGAGCTGATATGACAGGAACTATTTTCCAGGAAATCGTTTCTACTATTGTTATGCAAGGTATAATGAGAGATTTCTCAACACTATTATGGTGGGGAGATGCTGCTAATGGAGCAAACACACAAGCACTATGTAATGGAGTTTGGAAATCATTAGATGCTGCTGTTGGTGGAGCTTTACCTGCATCACAAGTTAAAGTATTTAACACAAACATGATCACTACTTTAGAAGATATGTTAGCAGCTCGTTCTACTGAACTTGCAACTGCTGATGGTCAAGTAATTTATTGTTCAAGAGCTTTTGCTGATGCTTATGCAAAAGAATTAAGAGCTTCTAATGGAGCACATACTGCTGCTTATGCAGACTTACAAGATGGTGTAGGTGCTTTAAGATTTAATGGTGTTCCATTAATGGTACAGAACTCTTGGGATGTTGATATTGCAACTCATGGAGCTGCTTTAGCTAACATGGCAAATGGTCTTGCACCAAATGCTGTTGCTGAAACTAAATGTGCTATCTGGACTGCAACTAACAACATTACTGTTGGAACAGATTTCCAAGTACAAGATGTTGATATGTGGTATGACAAAAACTGTAAAGAAAACAGATTTAGAATGTTATACTCTATGGGAGTTGCTGTGAAAGAGCCAGGAATGGTTGTAACAATGACACAGGATTAATAATTAATGTTGAAGGGGAGTGTTAAAACTCCCCAGATACTTTTTTGTAACAATAAAAAAAATAATAAAAAATGGCTTTAACTAAAGGACACGCAATTATATGTTGCGACAGAAACCGAAGAGGTGGACTGAAAAGAATTTGGCTAGTTGAGCAGCAACATTTAACAGGAGCTGTAGGTTATGCTAGTGCTGGTACTCCAACAGGAGCTGCTGGTGGCGAGTTTAATGTTTTTACTGCTGATGATTGGTTTGAATTTGAATTTGACAGAGGAACTGCTGGTTATAATGCAAATGCAACTAGAGAAAATGGTTCAACTCTTGTGAATGTAGAATTAGAATTTTATATTCCAAAAATTACTGAAGAAATTAATGCAAGATTAAGAGAATTAACAGAGTCTTGTGGTATATTTGCTTTAGTAGAAACTTATGCTGATGACTGTGATGCTGCTGATCCAGAAACTTATTTCTTCATATTAGGATATGACAAAGTTTTTGAAAAGAAAGCATACATGGAGTTCTCTTCTGGAGAGCAAACTACAGGTATGGGATTACAAGATGCTAATGGTACACTTGTAAAACTTGCTGGAGTACATGCTGAATATCCAAGAGAAGCACTAGTATTAATAAGTGCTGCTAACTCTTCGCCAGGTACTGCTAATGTAATTGATTTATATCAAGCAAATACTGGTGTAACTAATGCTTGGACAACAGACTAGTATTTAACTTTTTTTAAGGTTAGGGGAGGAAACTCCCCTAATTCTTAAATTTTTATATATTTGTAAAATGAAATATAATTTTATAAAAAATTACTTTATCTCAAATGATGATGATATGGTATTATTATCTGGTAAAAATAATATAGCAATTAATTTTAACTCAAATCTAACGCAAAAAGTTTTATCAAAGCTACATGCAATGGGTAAACCTTATGTTGAGCTTGAAGGGGAAAAAAAGGTTATTGAACCAGCAAAACCTAAAATGAAATTTAAACCTAATAAGAAAAAAGTTAAAATAAATGAGTCGCAAAAACCAGAAGCAGAACCAAAAAACAAAACATATACAGAAGAAATCTAGCCCTACTATATTAGGTTATTCTTTTTCTAAAGATGTTTCAAGAGAAGCACCAAAAGAACCACATCCTTATAAGGCTTTACAAGATGAGTGGATACCTTTTGGTAAAAATAATTTATTTCCACAAGAACTTTCAGAACTTTCAAGATCAGCATCTACACATAGGGCTATTTTAAGTACAAAAACCACTTTTACTATAGGAGAAGGTTTAAAGACAAATAATAAAGCATTAACAAATTTGCTTGAAGATGTCAATACTTTTGGCGAGTCTATGGATGATGTAGCAAAAAAAGTTTTGTCTGATTTTTGGAAAATAGGGAATGGTTATATGGAAGTAGTAGTAGGTCAAGGCTACTTAAATTTTTTCCATCAAGATGGTACAACAGCTAGAGTACATAAAGATGGCAAACATATTTTATTGCATCCAGATTGGGAACATGCAAGACAACATCCAGAAGATTTAAGGAAAGTGCCTATATATCCAGAGTTTAAAAAAGAAAGCAATGGATCTATATATCGTACTATGGTGCATTTTACAGATTATGAAAGCACATATTATTATTATGGTATGCCAGATTACTGTGCAGCTTTAGACCATATAAAAATAGCAAATCAGATAGGAGTTTATAATTTAACTCGTTTTAAAAATGGGTTTATGCCTAGTGCAATCGTAGAATTAAATGCAGACATGGGAGAAGATGAAGCACAAGATTTTATAGATGATGCAGTAGCTAAATTAACAGGTGCAGGAGATAATAGTAAAATATTATTTATAGCAAAAAATGGAGATGGAGATGCTACTAGTGTAAATATTATAAACGACACGAGTGATGGATCTTTTATGGAGTTGCAAAAAATTACAAATGATAATATTATATCAGCACACAGATGGAATCCAGCATTATCTGGAATACAAGTTGCTGGACAATTAGGAAACAATCAACAAATATTAACTGCTTATGACATTGCTATGTGTACAGTTATAAAAGAACCACAAATGATGTTTCTTAAATGTATAAAGAAAATATTAAAAATAGAAAAAGGAATAAACGCAAGTGATTTACATTTTCACACTAAACCTCCTGTATCATTATTAGGAGCAATAAATCCTACAGAATATATTTCAATACAAGAAGGTAGAGAGGTGTTTCATTTGCCAGAGTTGAGTGAAGAAGATTTACAAAAGCTGTTAGAAGAAAGGGCAGCTAAAAAACCAGCTAATATAGAACCAGAAAAAAAAGAAGAAGATGGCACTAATTACTAAACAGGAAGTAGTAGATAAAGCAATGACAAATGCAAATTTTGATCAGCATTTAATCAAATCTACATTTATAGAAATAGCTGAACTTAATCATTTAAAACCATTTTTAGGAGAAGATTTATATAATGCTTGTTCTGGTGGAAGCTATGTAACTTTAGTTAATGGTTATATAAAAGATTATTTAGCATTTTGTGTCAAGTTTGAAATCTTGCCAGACATAACATATAATACAACATCACAGGGAGTAGTAGATAATATTGCAGATTTTACTAGTCCTGTATCAGAAAAAAAATTAAACTATTTACGACAAGAAGTATATAAAAAAGCCGAAACATTTAAAAAGAAAATGGAAAAATATTTAGATGACAATCCAACTATTTATCCAGAGTGGCATGGTTGTGCAGATTGTGGTGGTAGAAAAGGTGGTAGTGTAAGTAAAAGACATGGCATAATAACTTATTAAAAATGAAAAACCACAATAATTTAACAGACTCGCAGATACACAATCCGAAAGGTTTTGCTGGTGCAAGAAAAAGAACTGTATCATCAAAAAGCCAAACAGGAGGTGTTGAATGGGTAAAAGCAAACTATACAAGCTCTGTAACTATATCTTGTCCTGCTGACTCTGGTGGTAGTTTACATCATGCTTATTTTTGTTTGTTTAGCAGTCATGATGCAGTAAAATATGCAGTATATTTTCAAGTAACAAGTACAGCAGTTTTATCTACACCAAGTGGATATAATCAAGTAATAGCTGTGGATCTAACAGGACATGGTACAGGAGCATCAGTTACACAGGTAGCAAACGCATTACAAGCAACTTTACATGCACATTCAGATTTTACAGCAACAGATGATGATGCTGGTACAGTAACAGTAACAGGCTTAACAACAGCAAGTCCAGCAGTAGATGTAAATGCTAATGTTGGTATAGGAATAACAGATACAGAAGTAACTAACGAAATCTTGCATACAAATGCAAGTGGAGATTTAAAATTTACACCATTTTCTACAATTTTAGGGGATACAGGAGTAAATGACAAAAATTTTGTTCATACTCAAACAGAGTCAAGTGCGACATGGACAGTAACACACAATCTAGGAAAACATCCTAGTTGTACTGTCGTAGATTCGGCAGGAACTACAGTTTTTGGTCAAGTTGATCATTTGTCAGTAAACCAAATACGCATAACATTTAGTGGTGCTTTCACAGGGGAAGCATACTTTAATTAATTAATAATAACTATAAACAAAGAAAAAAATGGCGATTAAATTTTTAAGTGATTTAGATGTTTCTGGTAAACTAAATCTTAATGACAACTTTTTGGAAAACATAAAACTCCAACATCTTGCAACAAATCCAGATCCTGTAGAAGGAAAAATCTACTATAACACAACCAATGATGTAATAATGGTATGTCAAGGTACAAGTGCATCAGATTGGACTGCTTTATCATCTGCAACAGGAGATATAACAGAAGTAATTGGTGGCACAAGTATTGATGTTTCTGGAGGAACAACAGGTGCTGCTACTGTAAATCTTGACAGTTCTACTGTTAGTGCTATTTCAGCTAACACAGCAAAGACAGGAATTACAGCATCACAGGCAAGTGCAATTACTGCGAATACTGCAAAAACAGGTATCACAGATAGTCAAGCATCAGCTATTACAGCCAATAGTGCAAAAAACACTAATGTTAGCACAAACTTATCTGTAACACAAGATGGTACACAATTAGTTGTAACATCATCTGATGGTACAAATGCAAGTTTACCTCTAGCAGATACTGATAATTGGGGTGTTATATCTGATGAAATTTTTGACCAAATACAAGCCAATGTTGCTAAAACAGGTATTTCTTCATCACAAGCTACAAAATTAGGACATATTTCTGTTTCACAAGCTGTTGATTTAGACACTATGGAGTCTAATATTGCTACAAACAACTCAAAAACAGGTATTACATCTGGTCAAGCAAGTGCAATTACAGCAAACACAGCTAAAAATGGAATAACATCTACAGAACAAGAGAAATTAAGTCATATAACAGTATCTAGTGATATTGATTTAGGAACTATTGCTTCAAATGTAGCAACTAACAATTCTAAAACAGGGATTACATCTTCACAAGCTAGTGCAATTTCTGCAAATTCAGACAAAGCAACAAATGTTAGCACAAATTTAGGTATTACAGGTACTACTGCTGCAAGAACAATAACATCTTCTGATGGTACTAACGCAACAATTCCTGTAGCAACAACATCTGTTTCTGGTGTTATGTCTGCTTCACAAGTATCAACTTTAAATAGCAGAGCACCTTTAGCTGATCCAGCATTAACAGGTACACCAACTGCACCTACAGCTAGTGCAAACACTAATACAACACAAATTGCAACTACTGCTTATGTACAAACAGAGATTAGTGATTTAATTAATGGTGCTCCAGGAGCTTTACAAACATTAAATGATATTGCTGATGCACTTGGAGATGATGATGATTTTGCATCTTCTGTTACTACAAATTTAGCTGCTAAAGCACCAATAGCATCTCCAACATTTACAGGAACTGTTAGTGGTATTACTAAAGGCATGGTAGGTTTAGGTAATGTTGCAAACATTGCTGTATCTGGAACAAACACAGGAGATGAGCCAGATGCAAGTGTAACAGTAAAAGGTATTGTTGAATTAGCTACAACTGATGAAGCATTAGCTGGTACAGATAGCGATAGAGCTGTAACACCTGCTGGTTTAGCTGCTAGATCTTATACAGAAACTATTGGAGGATCTACTACAGCAAATGTTGATCATGATTTAGGAACAAGAAATGTAATGGTACAAATGTACGATTCATCATCTTATGACACTATATATGCAGATGTTGTTAGAACAACAGCTAACAGAGTAACTATTACTTTTAACTCTGCACCTAGTGCAAATGATGTAACAGTTTTAGTAACAAAAATTGATTAATAAATGAGAGTAAAAAAGGCATACGAAAAGTTTGGATCTCGTGGTTTTAATCCAGATGGTATAACTAGTTCTAATGGTGTAGGCGAAGGAGATATTTTGTTCTATGGAGAAACTACTGTTGCTGCTGGTAAAGTATATTATTTATATGAAGTAGAAGGCACTCCTACTTGGGGTGTTGCAGATGCTGATAGTCTAGCTTCTTCTTCATATTTACTTGGAATAGCTATGGGATCTGGTAGTGCTAATGAAGTAGGAATGATGTTGAGAGGTTTAATTTATCAAGGAGATGTAAATATTTCTGATGGTGCAGGAAAACCAATATATTTATCAACTAATGGAGGAGGTTTAACAGGTACAGCTCCTTCAGCTACAGATGACTTTGTAAGAATAGTTGGCTACCAATTAGCTAGTAACAAACTTTGGTTTAGTCCAGATAATACTCATATTAAAATTGGCGAATAATGTCTATTAATCAGATTAATAATATAACTGCTAGTAATATAAGCACTATAAATAACATTTCTCTATCTAATATAGCAGAAGTGATAAATGTAGGTTATAGTGAACCAGCACCATCCTTTACAGACACTTATGCTGTAAGTAAGTCTATAACGACAGGATCTGGACAAGCAGTAAGAATAGCAGATGATGGTGGTGCTTATTCTTATATTCAATCTGATGCTTATTCTATTTCATTTTGGGTAAAAGCAGGGTGGTCTAGTGCTTTAAACACAAACATACATTTGTTTTCTAGCAACACAGGAAGTTCTGCTCACACAAATATGATTAGAATTTATTACAATGAAAGCAACAATAGACTTTATTTTGAGTTTAGATCTGCAAGTAATGCTAAAAAAAATAATTTCTGGTTATTTCACGCAAATTCTGGTAATTATTCTGCTGCGTATAGTGCTGCTGGTTTAGGTGGCTCTTATTGGAGTGCATCAAATCGTGGTAACACAGGAGATGATGACATGACAATGATAACTATCACAAAAGGTACAGCTAACAATGCAGGTAGTAATAATGTAAATTTATATTGGAACGCAACAGATTGTGGTATTGGTCATTATGGAGCTAATGGTTTTTCACAAGGCACACCTAATCAAAACACATCTAATAGACAAGTAGCATTAGGTAGTAACACTTGGGATACTTATACGAAAAGTGGTAACAGCACAGAAACTATTTTTAATGATTTAACTATTTGGAACAAAAAATTAAGTGCTTCCGAAGTAAGCTCACTTTATAATAATGGAACAAGAATGGATGCTACAACACATAGTGCTGCATCAGACTTGCAAGGTTATTATAAGTTTGAAAATAATGGGAATGATAGTAGTGGCAATAATCATGCTGCCTTTACTATTAGTGGTAACTCTAATATACATACTATATAATGAATTTTTATATATTAACATTAGAGCAGTTTGAAAATGCAGATAAAGATCAAGTTTCTTATGTACATTATAATAATGAAGGCACAAAAGTTATTGTAAGCACAACAGAAATAATTACAGAAAGATACAGGAAATTTAAAAGCAAAAATACTTGTAGCAATTATTCATTTAGCAATAATTCTGAATGGGTAGGAGACAATACAGGTATAGAAGAGTGGGAATTTGATGATATAATATATCTTCAAGAATTATAAAACAATAAATAACAAAAAAATATGGCAACAACAGTAACAAACGCAAATTTAACAGTAACAGTAACTGATTCTGTAACACTAAATGGACAGGCTTATGGAAACACTAATACTTTAACTGTAACTAGTATAGATGAGGTTTACAGCAGAATAGTAGAAGTGCCTATTAATGCTTTTACACCTGTATTACAATTAGGAGCAACAGGTCAAGGACAATTAACTGCTGCTAATGTAAAATATGTTAGAGTAACTAATTTAGATGACACAAATTCTGTTAATCTGAAGATTGGAAATGGAGATACAATGGTCTTAAAATTAGAAGCTGGTAAATCTTTTATAATGGGAGGAGCAAGTTTTGATGCAGATAATGCTGATATAGCACAAGGTGGAGTAGTATATAATGCAGCATTTATAATGTCTGCTGAAGCTACAGTAGCAGCATGTGATATAGAAGTGTTTGCAGCAAGTATATAATGAAACTCAAAGTTTTAAGATTTAGTAGCAAAGAAGATTGCACTAATGGTTTGCTTTTTGAAGAGTCAGAAATGGGATTGACTTTTTTAGCATATACATTAGAAGATGAGCACAGAGTCTTAAAAGTAAAGGGGGAAACTAGAATACCTGCTGGTATATATAATGTTAAATACAGAAAAGAAGGTGGTTTTCATGAAAGATACCAAAAAAGGTATCCAAGCATACATCAAGGTATGTTGGAAATATGTGATGTACCTAATTTTAAATATGTACTTATACATTGTGGTAATACTGATGAACATACTGCTGGATGCCTTCTTGTGGGCGATTCGCAGGAAAACAATGTTGTCATCAAAGATGGCTTTATTGGAAAGTCATCTAATGCTTACAAAAGAATTTATCCAACTATCGCAAGATCGCTGGACATGGGGGAAGAAGTCATGATAGAATATATAGATTATGATGGTATAGAATAAATAATAGATATGAGAGCAACAAATAACGATATAATAAAAGAAATGGCTTTAATGGAGCATAGAATGGACTCAATGGAAGAGAAATTAGAAAAGATGGATGCTAAACTAGATATGCTTACCGAAAGACTATTAGATCCAGATAATGGAGTGGCATCAAAAGTAAATCAAAACACATCAGCAAGAAAAGGACTTACTAGGGCTTTATGGGTTCTTTATGGTATAGTTATTGGTGGTCTTGTAAAATTGTTTTTTGACTAATGAAGTCTCCAATAGAATTTAAAGATTTTGCAAACAATCCTGTTGCTGGTCTTTTGTTTTTTTGCCTAATAGCAATAGGATATTTGTATATTGATAATAAAACTACATTAACTAATCAAATTGTTGCCTTGCAAGAAGAAGTTATAGTTTTAAGAAGCGATTATAAAAAATTAAATGATAAGTTTATACAAACTTTACAAGATATAAATGAATAAATTATGTTGTATATTGTTGCTTATGTTGTCATCATGTTATTCATCAGAAGAGCATTTGGAAGAGATAGAGTTTATTAAAACTAATTTAGACAGTTTATTTTTGGCAGCAGATGGTGCTGTTGAGCAAGTTGCAAATAATAAAAAAGAAAAAACATTATTAGAGCAAGATCTGTGGAGAAAAAAAAGAGACATTAAAAACATAGAACAAAAATATACAGATAGTATATGGAGTTTGAGTAATATGTATGAGCTACAAACTTTAAAAGTTGATACTGATAGTACAATGTATAACTACAAAATTGTTTTAAGAGAAATAGTAGATACTGTTAGATTGACTGTAACAGATTCTGTTTGTTCTGTTTGTTTAACAAAACAAAATAAAAAAGACAATAGATTTTATAAAAAAGCATTTAGGTGGATTCAAAAAATACAATTATAATGGCAAAAAAAAGAAAAAAGAAAATAGTAAAAAAACCTACTTATCCTAAAAAAAAATAATATGAGTATTTTAAGCAACTTATTCTCTGGTGGTGCAAGTGAATTAATTAAAGAAGTAGGTGGTGTAGTAGATAATTTAACAACTACCAAAGAAGAAAAATTAGAAGCACAAAGAAAAATACAAGAATTGTTGCTTTCTCACGAAGCAGAAATGCAAAAACAAGTTACAGAAAGATGGAAATCAGACATGGCAAGTGATAGCTGGTTAAGCAAAAATGTACGACCAATGGTACTAATTTTTATTGTTTTGTGTACTATGTTGCTTGTTTTTATAGATGCTGGAGTTTTATCTTTTAAGGTAGAAAACTCTTGGATTGAACTAATAAAATTGACTTTATTAACAGTCATTGGTTCATATTTTGGTGGGAGGTCATACGAAAAGGTAAAAAATTCTAAATAAGTTTAACCTATGGGAAAACGATTAAGACTTTCAGACCAAGAAGTTGATCTGATCTATCAGCACAGGGCTGGAGATTTAGACAACTTAAATTATAATTTATCACAAAACACAGCTTTAGATAAACACCTGGCAGAGAGGGGTATAGACAAAAAAGATGTGGTTTCTGTTAAACATTGGCAAAATTTTGCAGGAGAATTAAGGTTTTCAGTAGTTACAAAATCAAGTCCTGTAGATGAAAAAAATATTTTTGATAATGTTTTAAAATTAATAGAAGATAATGCTCCAGAATATCCAAAAATAAATCATAAACAAGGCAATCATCTTTTAGTTATAAATCCAGCAGACATACATATAGGTAAATATGCTAATAAAAGAGAAACAGGAGAAGAGTACAGCATGGATACAGCCATAGAAAGAGTTTTAATGGGTGTTAGTGGTCTTATTAATAAAGCTAAAGGCTTTGACATAGATAGAGTTCTTTTTTGCGTAGGCAATGATGTTTTGCATATAGATAATGTTTACAATACAACAACAAAAGGTACACACCAAGACACAGATGGTAAATGGTGGGAGCACTATGAAGTTGCACTACAAGTTTATGTGCAATGTGTAGAAATGTTAAGAGAAATTGCTCCTGTTGATTGTGTACACAGCATGAGCAATCATGATTATCAAAGTGGATTTCATTTAGCACACGCATTAAAATCTTGGTTTAGAAACACAAAAGATGTAACAGTAGATTGTGGTGTATCATATCGCAAATATTATATATATGGATCTAATCTTATTGGGTTAGAGCATGGAGATGGTGCTAAAATGGATAAGCTACCATTACTTATGGCACAAGAAAAACCTAATGAATGGTCTAACACAACACACAGATATTGGTATTTGCATCATGTGCATCATAAAGTAAAGCATAAATGGCTAGATGCTAAAGATTACATTGGAGTTACTGTAGAGTACATGAGGTCTCCTAGCTCTAGTGATTCATGGCATCACAGAAAAGGATTTTGTGGAGTACAAAAAGCAGTAGAAGGTTTTTTACATGATAAAGAAAGTGGTCAAGTAGCACGATTAACACATTTCTTTTAAAAAAACTTTTTTATATAAAATATTTTTTGTTATATTGCAATAAGTTTTGTTAGACAAGTAGGCTCTCAACCTACTATTTTAAGTTATGAAAGGGGAGATAGTCGTAGTCTCCCTTTTCTTTTTGCCCTAATTGGTAACAGATTTCCTCTTAAATAATTTTTTATACTGAATTGGTAACAGATTTTCTGTTTAGGTCAGTTGGTA